AGAAGTTTTACCAAAGCTGGAAAGGTTATTAATATTTTTGAACTAACTCGTATATGCGGCACCTGTATTGCAAAGAATAAAAATAAAGGAACTGTATCTTTACTTACTCCGGAAGGAGTTGTAAATGTACGATTTGCTAAGGAATTATTTGCTATGTTTGATAAGCAACTTTCTGAGGTCCAGGAGGATGGTACCAAAAAGGTTACCGAGCGTAGTTGGTTTAATAGAGGTCAAATGATTATGGTTACGGGCATGCGGCAGGGCGATGATTTTGTAGTCAAAAAATATGCCTCTACCCCCGGACATAGGCTATACCATATAGATGAAATTATCAATGGAACAGAGTTAAGAATGTCCGTTGAGAGGAGTAATACCGAATGAGCACTTTTGATTTTACACCAATTCCCACTCTTGTTTAGAAGTATAATTATAAGCCTCTTCCAAAAGACCTATCAGCGGTATAGATATTTTATTATTTAGTAAATTTACCATCATATTTTCGGGTAGAAGGGGACTTAAATTGCGATTTGTATGACCGCTAGTATCATCTAGTTGCTCATGGTTATTCTAGAGTTGTTATTGGAGATTATGGGGCATATATTGAAATTCCATTGGAAAAAATGGTATTAGAAAATTTGATTGTAAAGCCTGGTCAAGAATATCGTTTTGAGCCAAGGTATTCAAATGTCAAGTATCATTGGTATTGTTTAAAAGAAAATCAAGATATAAAAATTTATTATCAAAAGCACCCTGTAAAGTATGCAGATTATAAACCAGAAATGTTTTACATAGCTCCAGATGATTTGGTTATAATGGGAGTTGACTTGAACGAGGAGGAATTATTAGCCTATGTCTAAATGTTAGTACTTACACGATGACAAATATTGTTGGGGGCAGAAAGATGCCCCCAAGGTAGAGTGTAATGGTGACACCGATGCTTGCGAGTCTTTATATGGAACCGCATATACATACTCAACTAAACAAGAAAATAATATGGTAAACCATCCAGCTCATTATAACGTAGGTGGCATTGAGTGTATCGACGCACTTGCGGCCGCCACTACCGGGCTGGAAGGGATTGAAGCGTTTTGTACTGCAAATGCCATTAAATATTTATGGCGTTGGAAATATAAAAATGGTCAAGAAGATTTAAAAAAGGCCAAATGGTATATTGACTATCTGATTAAAGAATTGGACAAAAATAGTCAATAAATCAATCCAAAACTCTAAATATATTGATAGACCATTGGAAAAAATACAAGATTTAGTATGGAGGATTGAAATGATATTAGTTACAAAAAGAGATGGAACTGTGGTTCCATTTGACAAAGAAAAAATTATAAATGCTATTAATGCAGCATTTATTGAGGTCGATGGGAAACTCTACGAGGATGATACTGCAAAAGATATTGCAGATGACATCGAAGATTACTTTAAATATCAAGATGGTAATGGATGTAGTGTTGAAGATATTCAAGACCTGGTAGAAAATTATCTGATGCGCTCTGAGAGACCAGATGTGGCTCGCGCATACATCCGTTATCGTTATAAGAAAGAGGTCGCTAGAGAAGTAAAAAGCGATTTCTTTGATGCTATTGGAGAAAAATTAGAAGCAAGAAATGTTCAAAATCAAAACGCTAATGTGGATGAGCATTCTTTTGGAGGGCGCATAGGCGAAGCATCTTCTTATATGACCAAACAATATGCGCTTGATAATCTTGTATCAAAAATGGCAAGAGAGAATCATGAAGGTAATATGATTTATATTCATGACCTAGACTCGTATGCTGTTGGTTCTCATAATTGTTTAAGTATTCCATTTGATGACTTACTTGCAAACGGATTTAATACTCGTCAAACCGATGTGCGGCCAGCTGGTTCAGTGAACACCGCGTTTCAGCTTGTTGCGGTCATTTTTCAGTTGCAAAGTTTGCAACAGTTTGGCGGAGTAAGCGCTACCCATCTTGATTGGACTATGGTTCCATATGTTCGTAAAAGCTTTTATAAGCATTTTAGAGATGGAATATTCTATGTCGAAAAAATAATTTTAGATTGTAGTCCTCCAGAGGGTGTAAAAATCGAGGATATACCAATCAATGGAGAATTTTATGAAAAAATGCACTGTCCTAATGCGTATGATTATGCCATGGATATGACCGATCGAGAAATTCATCAGGCCGTTGAAGGACTCTACCATAATCTTAATACACTTTAGTCACGTTCAGGTAACTAGTTGCCATTTACCTCAATCAATTATGGTACTTGTACACTTCTTGAGGGGCGCATGATAACCAGGTCGCTATTAGAAGTTTCTATTGAGGGGCTTGGTAAATTACATAAAACCTCTATTTTCCCTTGTGGCATTTTCCAATGTATGAAAGGTGTAAATAGAGAACCAGGAGACCCCAATTACGACCTGTATCAATTAGCTTTAGAATCTACAGCAAAAAGACTTTATCCCAACTACGCTAATGTAGACTGGTCTAATGCCGCCGGCTATGACTCAAATGACCCTAGAACATTCTTCTCTACGATGGGCTGTAGAACTGCTAATCTGAGTGATATCAATGCAGAGCCCGGCGTAAATCCGCAAATGAAAGATGGACGTGGAAATATTTGTCCTGTTACCATAATTCTTCCAGAATTAGCCATGATAGCAAAAGGAAATTTTGATAAGGGTAATAATTATATTGATACTGAATAGGGACAAAAGGATTTAATTGATTATTTCTTACGCATTCTTGATAAAAAGATAGCAGAAGCTCGTGATATGTTAATTGAGCGTTTTGATTGGATTTGTTCGCAATCTCCAGATAGTGCAAAGTTTATGTATGAGAATCATACAATGCTCGGCTATCATCCAGAAGAAGGAATTAGAAGTGCCCTCAAACATGGAACCCTTGCTATTGGACAATTAGGACTAGCAGAGTGTTTATAGATATTAATTGGCAAAGACCATACCACTCCAGAAGGCATGGAATTAGCGAAGAGAATTGAGCAACTATTCAAAGACTGTTGTGCAGAATTTAAGCAAAAATATAAACTTAACTTTGGTGTGTATTACACTCCCGCCGAGAATCTCTGTTATACCGCTTTGAAGAAGTTCCGCCAGAAGTACGGAATCATTCCAAATGTATCAGACAAAGAGTATTTTACCAATTCTATTCATGTCCCTGTTAGATACCAAATAAGTCCATTTGATAAGATTGATATTGAAAGTCAGCTAACGGGCTATTCTTCTGCCGGGTGTATTACTTATGTTGAACTTGATGCTTCTGCGGTTCATAATACAAAAGCATTGGAGCAGATTGTAAATTATGCCATGGATCACGATATTCCATATTTTGCAATTAATGTTCCTTCTGATACCTGTCTTGACTGCGGCCACCAGGGTGAGATTAATGATACCTGTCCAGTCTGCGGCGGACACAACATTCAGCAACTTCGTCGTGTAACAGGCTACCTCACAGGTAATTATACAACATCCTTTAACGCAGGAAAGATAGCCGAAACGGAAGACAGAGTTAAACACGTAGGAGTGATGGAGTAATGCGTTACGCAGGTATTATTCCCAATGATATAGCCGCAGGAGAAGGCGTAAATGTTTCGTTCTTCGTTCAGGGATGCCCAATTCATTGTCCAAATTGTCACAATCCACAGACGTGGAGCTTTGATGGAGGCAAGGAATTTACCCCAGAGACATTAAATCATCTTGTGTCACTAATTAATAAAAACGGGGTTCAAAGAAATTTTAGCATACTCGGTGGAGAACCCTTATGCCAAGAAAATGTATTTTTAACTGCTTTAGTTATCAAGACAATCAAAGAGCAATATCCCGAAATAAAAATCTATGTATGGACTGGCTATACCGAAGAGCAGCTTCAAAAGCGTACTGATAATAAATTATCTTATATATTTGAAAATATAGATTATTTAATAACTGGACCCTATATTGATAGTGAACGCGATATAACGCTCCCCATGTGCGGCAGCCGCAATCAAAAAATAATAAATTTAAAGGAACGAAAAGACAATGAGTAAATTAAAATATGTTCAATCCTTTACCGATTTAAGAAAGTCAGCTCTGCTAAAAGAAGAGCTTCAAGAAAATGATAGGATTTATGTAATAGAAGATAACAAGGTCTACACATACAAAAACGGCAGATTTGCTGTGGAATCTATTGACATGAAGAGTAATGTTAATATTCCTCTATATGATTTAAACAAGCAACTCATTGCACAACTACCAGAAGTAACAAGGGAAGAAACTATAAAAATATTTAATGATTTTTATTGGGCGCATATGAATAATTTATATTTTATGTTGCTTAACAATGAAAAAAGATATTTTACTCTGTTTAACAGAAACGATGCTATTGGAATGTCCGACTTCCAAATTACTGT